TATATATATATATAACTATAAGACAAAAGACCTCTCTCTACCCACCTACGTTCAAACAATTGAACACCCTACGTTCAATTAATACAAACGCAGGGGAGGGGTGGGTATTACACTGACTACCGTGACTACATGGATTACCATGAGCATTTCCCGCACTGTGGATTAGGTGGGTTGGGTTCACCTACGTTCATTTTCCGAACACAGATGGGTGGGTTGAGTGGGGATTGTGAGTGGGAATTATTAGCTCGGTTTGCTTGTTGACAAGCGGGGATAGGTGTGATATGATGGTTTTGTAGGTCAGGAATGGGTTCTGGCCGAAGATAAGCATGAAGCAATAGATATGAAGGATAAGCAAAGATGAACTATGATATATACAGTATAGGTAAAAAAGGTGATAGCATATGCCACTTGTCATGTCTAAGTGGGGATGTAGATGAGAAACTAGAATGGCTAAAGGAAAAGTATCCTAATAGAATGCTATGGATATTCGGGATAGATGTTAGGCTTAGAAAAGGAAAGGAACTGATAGGAGAAGATAAGTTATGACTAAATATGAGTTGTTGGAAGCACTGAAAGATCTACCCGATGATGCGGAGATCGAGATAGCCGTCCCTGTAGAACAGGGTGGAGTAAACATGGAGGGTAAAATATGGCTAGAAATCAGTAGGGTGGAGGATACTAATCCTGACCTACGAGATGATAATACACACTGCTTACTATTCGCATGCAGGATTACAATGGAATAGTTGGCTAATGATGATAGTTTAAAGGGAGGGAATATAGATATGGATATAGATATTAGTGATATTGACAGAAGTAAAATCCAGGCTATTTTGGATAAAAGAAAAGATCTAGGAAAAGATAACAAATCATGGTGGGAGGGCTATATATCAGGAATGGCTGATACTCAATATATAACGGAAAATGAATTTGATCTTCTGATGGATCATCTGGAAGAATAGTATTAAAATACTGAAGATCTATCTGTGCTATGCTATACATGGATATATCTTCATAAAAGGGAGAAAAAAGAATGGATAAAAAAGAACTGCTAGATAGTCTGAAAAATTGGCCTGGTGATGCGAAGATAGAGATAGCTATTCCAGTAAATATACACTCGGATAATCCAGAGGGAGAAGATAAAATTTGGCGGGAGATAGCAGGGGTTGAGATAAATAATACTCAAGATCCGCTATTAACTCAGCACTGTCTGCTATTTGCAGGTAATATAACAAGGGAATAAATAGCAGCTAACGGGCAAACTATGTTCGGAAATTGAACATAGTTTGCCTTTAGATTAGCATGGGAGATTGAGATGAACATATATGATTAGACAAAAAAAGAATACTGATTGGGGATACTTATGACTCTGCAGTTGTTTATGCAAAGACAGAAGAGATTGCTAGAAATATGCACCTAGGGCCTTGGAAGGATCCAGATATAGAAAAAGATTGGGCTTTACCAAAAGATGTAACTGTTATACTTTTAGGAAAAGTGATAAAAAATTCTAAGCCTGGATTCATTTGTGCATCTTTTAACGCAGATAGGGAGATTGAGATAAAATGGAGCTAGAAATAATAATAGATAAATTAGATAGGCTAGAGGAATTAAGGCAATTCAGAATGCTGGATGTTAAGCAGGAGCGAGAATGTTATCGGATTATGGATAGGTTGAGATGGTTAGAAGATGTTAGAGCGCTAGAGATTAGAAAGGAATAGATATGAAAATAATAGCAGAAATTCACCATTATGGTCTTTTGACGATAGAAGATAAAGATTTAAAGATGGTCTTTATGATGTAGGATTACAAACAGCAAAAGATGGAAGGATCTGGCTTTGTGTAGATGGAAAAGCTTGGATTAGATTCAAACCTATGGAAATAGAATCGGAGAAATAGATGAGAAAAAAGCAACCTACATTTGTAGCATCTATCAGATGCGATATCAGAGATATAGAAGTAATAGCAAGATATATGTCTGATCAAGGAGTTCTGATGGGTACTCGAAGCAAAGTAGCTTCCCGTGCTATGAAGGTTCTAGCGGATATTCTTCGGGGTGATCGGCCAAAGGGTTCTGTTAAAGAAGCTCTATCGAGTCTGGCTGATATGGGCTACGGAGAAACGAAGAATGATAAGGCTAAGGATATTCTGGCCAAACGAATCTTCAATGATGAGTGTCTGTCAGATGCTTTGAAACAAGCCATAGAATATGGGCAGAAACAGGAGAAATAAGTATGAGAAACAAATCAACTTTTGTCGCATCTGTTAGGGGAGATATCAGGGACATAGCAATTATAGGTAGATATATGACTGCTCACGGATATGTCCTGGAATCTCGGGGTATAATAGCCAGCCAGGCGATTAAGATGCTGGCAGATATTATCAGGGATGATCAGCCGAGAGGGACAGTTCTAGAAGCCATAGAAATATTGGCAGAAATAAACTGTAGAAGTGGAAAGCATGATAAAGCTAAAAAAGCGCTAGCACTACAAATCTTGGAATCTCAACGAGAAGATGAGACTTCTAAACAAATCAGAGAATTTAATCTCAAGCAAACAGATAAGAGAAATCGCACTGATAAGATAGGGAAAGACTATTTTAACACACCTGATGCAGATGGGGAGGAAATCTAAAATGAAAACACTTTTTTGGATTATAATCAGTTTCATCTCAGGAACTATCTGGGGATATTTCTGGTGCTGGTCAGCGTTAACAGGAGGCTTCTAACATGTGCTATTCTAACTGTCCTTATGAGAACTATCTCGGTGATTGTACGCTGAGCAGCAGAAAGAAATATCCACCTAATGCTCATTGTTATCTACCACCTGAGGAGCGCCTGGCCAACTATGTTCGGAAATTAAACGAAGCGGTTGAAGAAGACACTCAGGAGGAATCTGATGTCTGAATTTGAGAAGAAATTCATAATAGGCATAGTTATAGGCATATTGTTATACTGGGGAAGCAGATGATATTCTGGCTTATAGTAAGTATAATTACATTAACAGGAAACTGGGCATTAGCAATTGGGCTGATCATTGTCTGGTTTATGCTGAGATAAATAAGGAACAGAAAATGATAATAGACCATGAGAAGATAAAAAACATGAGACTAGAGAATGCTATTATATCTGAAGATCTCGCAAAAATGGTAAAGAAAATAAATGTTCTTTCTCGAAATCTGACTAAATATAAAATAGGCAAAAAGATTCTTGGGAGCCAGCAGAAGCGATTAGTCAGGGAGATCTTCATAGCGGAGGGTAAGGTAACTGTCCTTCCCATGCAGAAGAAACGATCATCTCATACTAACGCACAGAAATCCCAGGTAGAGAAATCTATTGAGAATCTGCCTGAAGAGAAACAGGCGGAAATGCTTGAAATGCTCTTGGCCATGAGGGATGATAGGCAAAAAACACAGATGGGAAAATAAACCTTGACATCTACACCCCAGATGGGTTATTATGATTTTAATGGAGGGGAATTTATCCCAACCTTATAATTAGTTAACTTTTTAATAATAGGAGAAAAAGATGACAGAAACAAACACAAACACAAACACAAACACAAACACAAACACAAACACAGAAGCAGAAGCAGAAGCAGAAGCAGAAATAACAATTGTAAGCACTATGCCTAAGCCCACAGATGCGGGACCTGGATGTATTCAGATCTTTGCAAAAAAGAACGGTAAGAGTGGAAGTATCTGGTATGATTTCGGAGAAGATCTGCCCAATATGATAGATAAATTTGGAGACGCAGTTGTATTCGCATCGGCCCGTGCTCACATGAAGGTTAAACTTCAGAGCAACATGCGTGCTTATCTCGTAGCAGGTACTCCTCTGGAAGATCTTGTTACAAAATATGTCCCAGGTGTAGCTATGGAACGTGCTCCGGTAAATATGGAAGCCGCTACCGAGACGTACTTTACAGCCCTATCTGAGGAAGAGCAGGATGCTATGATAGCGCGTCTTATGGCGAAGAAAGCCGAATAATCTCCGTTCATTTTTTGAACAGAGAATAATGGAAGACCTAATCATGAGGTCTTCCATTTTTAGAAGAAGCCAAAAGAGAGGCAGATAATGGATAAAAAACAGGCGCTAGATAAATCGATAGCTCAGTGGCAGATGATGGCAGATATTCCTGGAATGGATAAAAAACAGGCGTATAAGATTCTAGGAGGTAAATGTGATCAAATATCTTGCTTTCTTTGTGATTCTCTAGAATGCTACGATTGTATAAAATGGTATGCAGATACTTATGCCGAATACTATTTTTGTACCAATGCGAAGAGTCCATATCAGAAATGGATTAAAGACCCTTCAATCGAAAATACTTTGGTAATGTTAGAGCATCTAAAAGATGCCAGAAAGGAGCTCGCATGAAAAGAACAGGTATTCAACTCTGCTTTCCCTTTGAGGAGCGTAGGTTGACAAATCCTAAATTCGGCTGGTCTTGGCCAGTTCTAGTTCAGCCTAAACTGGATGGAGAGCGAATGCGAGCAATCTGCATGGGGCGAGAAAGATCTCCTATCCTTCTTAGCTCAACCGAGCACAAAATAATCTCCGTCCCTCATATCCAGAAAACCCTACAAGATCTGGACATCCATGGTGAGCTAGATGGGGAGCTCTATCTCCATGGAAAAGACTTTTCAGAAATAGCAAGCATAGTAGGCCGCACAAAGAATCTACATCATGATCACTCAAGCGTGGAATTTCATGTTTTTGATCTGGTAAATGATCATGCTCAAATTCATAGATCTTCTGATCTCCAAGATATATTTGACCTTATAGATAGCAGAAATATCAAAATGGTTCAAAATTACTTCTGCTTCTGCATGGAAGATCTTCTAGATAAATATTCAGAAATCCTGGCTATGGGATATGAAGGAATAATTATCCGACATCTTAAGGCCTACTACGAACGAAAACGCTCCAGATTTGTTATGAAATTTAAGCCGAAGAAATCTGACATATATCAGATAAAATCCCTGGAAGAAGGCGCTGGTTCTCACTATGGAATGGTAGGAGCGTTCTGGTGTTCCGGAGATGATGATACGCTTTTCAAGGTCTCACCTGGAAATCTCACACATATACAGAGAAGGGAGCTCTGGCAGAACCGAGATCTACTTACAAATCATATGATAGAAGTCAAGTATCAGAATATCACACTGGGGGGTGTTCCCCGGTTTGGCCTGGCTAAGCGGGTTTTAGAACCTATCAAGGAGAATTCTAAATACTGTAGTATTTTATAACCATCTGTGTTCAAAAAATAAACAAAGGGGGAAAAAGTATGTCAATGACAGTTGAAGATATTAAGAAGAAAAAAACAGATCTAGAAATAGCATTTCTAAAAGATCTTAAACAATTAGAGAAAGAAACAGAAATCACTATCAATCGTGTGGAGGTTAGAATAGATAGACATACTTATGAAGAAAGGGAAGATGCCAGAAAGGATGGGAAGTTAGATAAACTCAGGAAACTCAAAGGAGTTCTGGATGTTGTGATCTCAATGAATATAGATAATGACCCAAGATCCATAGATTGCTATTAGCACAAAGCAAATCAGAAAGAAGGAGGTGAATAGTTATCGCAAAAGTATATATAGTAAACAAATCTATCCATGATTATTCTAATGCCGAGAAATATGGCGAGATCATTTATCTCTCTCATGGAGATATGAGAAAGTTTTCAACAAGCAGAGCTTATAGAAAGTTCATAAAGATTCTGAGCCTAAGTAGCTCAGATGATTATCTGTTAATATCAGGACTTCCTATGCTTTGTATAGTAGCAGCTTTTATTCTCACTGCTAAACATAATAGACTCAATCTACTGCTCTTTAACCCAGGTAACGCTAAGAAAGAATATCTAGAAAGAATTATAATAGGAGAATAAGATGAAACAGTTAAAAAGAATCGGGCTGAGATACTTTTCTGACAATGGTTACAAAGATAATAATGGAGTTATGCTTTAGATTATCAGGAGATCACATAACAAATGTGGATTGTTACTATAGAATATAATGACTATAACCAATATGGAGAGTATTTTTTAGCCGCTTATTTAGAGAAACCTACTTTCAAGCAGTTAAAGGAACTTATAGGAGAAGATGATGTTACTGTAGGAAAATTAACTCGTGGAGGAGAAAGACAAGGAGAAGCCTACATATGGTATAATTTATTTAAAGCTACAGATGGAGAAAACTATCATGACAATTTGTGATTTAGATCTAAAATACCCTGTTCCAATCAACGAAACTTGGAACATACAAGATGCTACTAAAATAAAATGCTTAATGGAATGTCCCAGAAAATACTTTTATAACTATGTCTTAGGCTGGCGTTCTGCTGGCACTAATATCCATCTGATCTTCGGCTCCGCTTGGCATGAGGCCTTGGAACATCTATACACAAAAGGCTTCGAGCAGACACAGATAAAAGAAGCATATCATGATCATTTTCTTCCTTCTTACCGCTCGTTTATAGATGAAGATGATGATGAGATATATATGCCTAAAGTCCCTCGAAGGGCTTATTTGGCCCTTGCATACTACGCAAATATGCGAAAAGATCTCATGCAGGACTATGAGGTAGTTTCTCACAACGGTCAGCCTATGGTCGAGATTGGCGGAACAGTTAACCTGAATAATGATCTGGAACTGAGTTTCAAGATGGATACTATTGTCAGAAATCGCCACGGGATAGTATCGCTTGAGCATAAAACAGGATCTAGCACGTGGAACTGGTCTTTGCAATGGTATCTCAGCATGCAGGTCGGAACATATTCTCATGTTCTGAATTGTCTTTATCCATCAGAAGATGTTCGGGGAGTTATAGTTGATGGAACATTCTTTAAGAAAACCAAAGATAATCCAAAAACTGACGCTAAAGACCCGCTCAGACATTTCGATTTCATGGAAGTTCCTGTATATCTCACACCGAACGCTATGAATCAGTGGCTGAACACTGCCATATATTGGCTAGAATTTTTAAAGAAGGAATTTATTTGGCTTTCTGAAGATACTCCATCTGAGTCAGTTATGCAGGCTTTTCCCATGAACACCACTGGTTGTTCGAACTGGTTCGGCTGTCCTTATCATGATCTGTGCAGAGCATGGTCAAATCCTCTCCAGCATATAGAGCAAATTCCAATAGGGTTTGAGGTAGATTTTTGGAATCCACTATTAGTTGAGACCAAGGTTAAGCTGGATATATAACTCCGTTCAAAAAATAAACGAAGGAGGTTTATGAGAATAATAAAACCAAGTACTGAGATCTTAGGAAACATAGATGGATATGAGATCTTGAGAGAAATCGAGCGCGCTGGTAGAGTTTGTTATAAATCGGAAGACAAGATTTCAGATAGTTCAACTCTAAATTTTATGAGCAGAATAATCAATTCAGGACATCTTAGTGTTCTTGAACATGTTTCGATTTCTGTTCGGATTATCTGTGATAGAGGTGTCAGCCATGAGCTGGTAAGGCACAGGTTATGCTCTTTCTCACAAGAAAGTACCAGATACTGCAACTATTCAAGGAATATATTTGGAAATGAAATTACAGTAATAAAACCCTTTTTTTGGTCTGAGAACTCTTTTGAATATCTGGAATGGAAAGGTATAATGGAAAATGCAGAACAAAGCTATTTAAAGTTGCTTAAATTAGGATCTAAGCTGGAACTAGCCAGAAGTGTGCTTCCCAACAGTCTGAAAACTGAGCTTATTATGACTTGCAATCTGCGTGAATGGAGACATATCTTTGCCCTAAGATGTGCTTCAAAGGCTCACCCTCAAATGCGTGAGATAATGATTCCTCTTCGAGCGGATATGCAGGAAAGAATTCCAGTAATTTTTAACTAAAAAGGAGGTAATATATGAGTTCTTTACTATCCATAAAAAAAGAAGCGGATTACATTAAAAAGATGTATGACGAAGATCCTAGAAATGATACGCTGAATCTTATAGTACATGGGCCTATTAAGATAGGCAAAACATCTCTTGTTAAAACTTGTCCAAAACCTGTCCTGATACACTCATTTGACCCTGGGGGGACAGATGTTTTAAAAGCCATGATAGCCAGCGGGGAAGTTCTGGCGGATACCCGCTTCGAGGCTGAAGATCCTTTTAAACCTAAGGTTTGTAGGCTCTGGGAAGATGAATTTAATAATCTTCTGAGAAAGGATTTTTTCTCTCATGTAGGCACCTATGTTATTGATAGCATGACTACATGGGCACAAACTATCATGTATGAGGTTATTAGAAGAGCAGCTTTGAAGAAGAAGGATAGAAACACTGGAGATGCTCCAAGAAAACAAGATTGGATGCCTCAGATGGCTTTTATCGAGAATTTTATGCGAAAATTTCTATCTCTTCCTTGCCATTGCATTCTCATGGGGCATAGCGACCAGCCCACTGATGAAGATGGTAATGCCACGGGAGACTTAGGAATAATGATAACTGGAAAGCTACGGGAACGGGTACCCGCCCTTTTTTCTGAAATCTATTATCTTCGGATGAAAGATTACAAGACTGAGACTCGAGAACTTCTTATAAAACCAACATATAGAATCCAAGTAGGCACTCGCCTTGGGTCAGGAGGTAAACTAGATAAAACAGAGCCACCAGATTTAGGAAGGATTATGAGAAAAGTAGGACTTGATACCACTGACAAACCTTTATTTAATACTTTTGAAACAGAAACAGAAACAGAAACAGAGGAGAAATAATATGAGTTTTCTTGACCTTACAGATGAAAGAATGGAAGATGCAGTTGAGCCAAAAGCAGTTAACGATGGAGAATATACTCTTCAAATAACTAATTGGAAAACAGATGATAATGGCAACGTAGCAAAAAAAGACGCTAATGATAATCCTTATATCATGCCAATTCTGGAAGTATGTGAGTGCCCTGAGGCAGAATATGCCAAACCTATTACACACTTTCTGCGTCTCACTCATGAAGATATGTCTAAGAAAGAACGTAATGGGGCACTCTGGGCTTTAAAAGAATTCTTCACCGCCTTTGATATAGATTTCACTCAGCGCATTGATTACGAAGAAGCTATTGGCAAAAAAGCAGATGCGTTGCTCAGCATCCAGCCTGACGAAGGCTATGGAGAACAAAATCGTATTCAGAGGTTTATTCTTCCTCGATAACTACTTATAAGGCCCTTGAACATAGGAATCTTAATCGGTTCCTATGTTCATTTTTTGAACAGAGGTGATTATGAATCTTAATTCTCTCCACAAAAGTATATCTGAGAAATCGAAAGATGAGGTTCTTATACTAATCAGATATCTCAGAGATCTCAGAAGGCAGCAAATTGATGTTCCTCAAAAATCTGTCTTAAGAAAGTCTAAAAAGAGTAAAAAACAGATGTTGACAAAAAATACTATAGATAGATCTATAACTAAAATGAACCCAGAGGAAAAAGCAAAACTTCTTAAAAAACTTCTCAAGATAAAGGAAAGAAAACATGGTAGAAAGAGCTAGCAAAGATCTTAATCTTAAAATTAGTGATATACAGACAATAGACATTTCATTAGATAATATTGAAGTAGGTAATAGATTCCGAGAAAATCTAGGAGACTTAGAGGCACTTGCTTCTTCTATAAACAAAGATGGGTTAATCCAGCCTATATCTGTTTGTTACAACACGAAGCAAGAAGGCGCTAACAAACAATATCTGCTTATCGCAGGTGGTAGAAGATATGCAGCGCTCTCCCATCTCTGTAAGCAAAAAGGTCAGGCAGGTATTATCTCTTGTCGAATATATCCAGAAGAAATGCCTGATATGAAGTTGAGGATCCTGGAATTTGCTGAGAATCTCTATCGTAAAGATCTAACCTGGCAGGAAGAGTGCAATCTCAAAGAACATATTCATGATCTCCAGCAGAAAATCCATGGAGTTAAAACATCTACTGCCCAAAATGCTCCAGGTTGGTCTCTCGCAGATCTATCTACCATGACAGGTAAATCCAAAGGTTCCCTTTCAGGTGATCTTAATCTGGCCAAAATGATGAAGGATGTTCCAGAAATCGACTGGAGTAAGTTCAAAACAAAGAATGATGCACAGAAAGCTATTAAGCAGGCTAAGAAAACAGTTGTACAAGCCACTGCTGCAAAAAAGGCCAAAATTTCTATGGGAGAAGGGGAAAGTAAGAAAAAAAAGCTGATAGATTCCTATCATGTCCAAGATTTCTTTAAAGGTATTAAGAAGATCGGAGATGCTACCATGGATTTTATAGAAATCGACCCTCCTTATGGGATAGATCTGGAAAAACAGAAAAAGGACTACCAATATACAGGTTATAATGAGGTAGAAAGTGGAATATATCCCGCCTTTATGCAGGAAGTTTTTAAAGAAAGCTTTAGAGTTCTCAAACCTAATAGTTGGATGATCTGTTGGTTTGGTCCTGACCCTTGGTTTGAGCATATCTATCAGTGGATAACTAAATCAGGGTTTAAAACTAAACGTATGCCTGCTATATGGGCAAAAGGAAATCCTGACGCAGAAGGTCTGGTAACTACTAATGGGCAAACTAAGCAGCCAGATAGAGATCTTGCCAAGGGCTATGAGATGTTCTTCTACTGTCGTAAAGGAGTTCCTACACTTCAGAAGCCTGGCTCCTCTAACACATTCAGCTTCAAACCTATCCCTTATCAGCAGAAAGTACATCCTACTGAGCGGCCCATAGAAATGATACAAGAGATTCTTAATACCTTTGTACCTCAGGGTTCTAATGTTCTGGTGCCATTCGCTGGAAGTGGGAACACACTCATTGCGGCGGCTCTGGATAACAGAATCCCAATAGGCTTTGACCTGACAGAGGAATACTATGAGAGCTATATTGTTAAGATATATAAAATGTTCTAAACCATAAATCCTATGTTCAAAAATCGAATGAAGGATAAAAATAACTATGAAAATAATAAAAGTTGATAACTTTAATCGTGATTATATGAAAGATGTTCTGATAGCTGAAAGTGTTCGGCCTTATTATATCAAATCTATAGTCCAGGCGTTAAATGATAAATATAGTGGAGAAGATTCAGATGATTATTTTCGATCTGTAGAAGATGATTATGAATTAAGGCTATTTGACGTTTATTAACATCTCCGTTCAAAAATCGAACATAGTGTAAGGAGAATCTTATGCAACTACCGAAAGCTGCGACAACTGTTCCTCCTACTCATAATATATCTGCACCTTATGTGGGGGTGGGAGAACAGCCAGGCAGAACAGAAGTCAAGCGAAGGCAGGTCTTTATAGGGCCTGCTGGAAGAGAACTGGATGAAGATCTGATAGCGGCCGACATCAGCCGACCTCAGATATATCTAACCAATGTAATCAAAGATCTAGATAGACCTATAGATCACTATATCCAGATGTATAGAAATAACAAGAAACTATTTGAACCTATCATTAGCGAGAAGGGTCTGGAATACATCAAATTTCTCCAATGGGAGCTATCCCAGACCTCTGCAAAGTATTTCCTAGCCATAGGAGGGACAGCTCTATATATCCTCACAGGTAGGATAGGCATTAATAAGTGGAGGGGAAGTGTCTTGGATTGTACGCTAGTTCCTGGTCGAAAAGTCATAGCTATCCTGCACCCTGCAACTGTTATTCCACCCAAGAACCAGTATCTCAACAAGCGTCTGATTATATTTGATCTTAAACGCTTGCGAGAATACACAGATGATCTGCACATAGCTTCGCCTTATGATATCACAGCTAGTCCTGGATATCTTGAGACATTAAAATTCCTGAATTTCTGTAAACAATCTGGAATGGCAGGCGCCCGAATCAGCTATGATATTGAAGTTTTTATGAACAGAAAGCATAAGCAAGTTAGTTGTATTGCCTTCGCTACCAAAGGACGAGGAATCTGCATACCTTTTGTAGACAGCAGAGGAGATTATTTTAATATAGAGCAAGAAACAGAAATATGGCTGCATATTGCAGATATTCTTGAACATCCTAATATTAAGATCTGTGGTCAAAATCTGGTCTTTGATAGCCACTTTCTCCTCCGCACTTATGGTATACAGACATCTAATATGGATGATACTATGATTGCCCAGAATCAGATTATGCCAGACTATCCCAAAGGCCTAGATTTTATTACATCTATCTGGACAGATCATCCTTATTATAAAGCAGATGGAAAGGCATTCTTCAAAGGATCTGGACAATATGAGAAGTTCTGGCAATATAACGCAACTGATGCTCTTATCTGTGATGAAGCTTTTCCTAAGCAATTTGAGGAAATCTCAAGTCTCAATACCATAGATTCTTATAAACGCCAAGTTAGTATAATAGAACCTCTGGTTTATATGATGGAAAAGGGGCTGAAAGTAGATATAGTAGGCATGGAACAAGTATATAATGATTATGAGCAGAAGATTGTAGATCTGCAAGAACAGCTAGATACATTGGTTGGTCATCATCTTAACGCAAAGAGTCCTAAGCAACTCAGAGAATATTTCTTCCATGAGAAAGGAATTAAACCTTTTAAGCATAAAGGTAAGATATCTTATAATAACGATGCTATGAAGCGGTTGGTTAGAAAAGGCTGGGAAGAGGCAGAGATTATTCAGGATATTAGGAGGTTTACTAAGCTTAGATCTACATATCTGGATGTAGGAAAGATGGATGAGGATGGAAGAATCAGATGTTCATATAATCCTGCAGGAACTAAGTTTAGTCGGATATCTTCAAGCAAGAACATATGGGGCAGCGGGGGAAATTTCCAGAATTATCCACATGATGTGCAGAATTTCCTTATTCCTGACGAGGGTTATGCTTATTATGCTTTCGATCTGGGGCAAGCAGAGAATCGAATAGTTGCTTATGTGGGCGAAGTTATAGATATGATAGAGTGTTTTGAAACAGGTACTGATGTGCATTCTAAAACTGCTCGTATGATCATGCAGACCTTTTATGGGACTAATCCGAGCACCAAAATATCTGTAAAAGATTTATCTCCCATAGGAAGAGGTGATAAAACCTGGAGATCTTTCGGTAAAACTGCTAATCATTGTGTCTTTTCAGATACAGATGTTTTATCTAAAGGGGGATGGATTTCAGTTACCGATGCTGCTTTTACTAATTGCAAGATAGCATGCTTTTCAGAAATTGGCAATCATATTACTTTTGAAGAACCTAGTAACTGGTTTGTAGAAGATTATTTAGGGGATGTAGTTAGCTTTAAAGGAAGGTATCTTAGCCAAAGGGTAACTCCTGGGCATAGAATTCCTTACAGAGAACGTATGGTGGATATTAATAACCCTCTAAAATGGGAAACTGCTCAAGATAAGAGAATGATTTCTAGCAATGAATGGCCATTAGCGGGTATTTACGAAGGAGGAACTATTAATATACCTAATCTATATATCAGACTGATGGTAGCCTTTCAAGCTGATGGAGGTTGGGATTGGAAAGCTCCCTTATGGCATATGAGAAATCGTACTAAAATAGCCAGACTTCTTTTAATACTTAATCTTTTAAAAGTAGATTATACAATACGAAAATCTATTGAGAAGAAGAAAGAATATACTCTTATATATATCAAAGCACATAATATGGAAAGAGACTTTTTAAGAAAGATGTTTGCTAAGAATAAAAAATGGGACTATTGGCTTTTAGATATGGATAGAAAAAGTCTTGATGTATTCTGTGATGAGATAGTAAGATGGGATGGAGACAGAAAATGCTACTGGACTTCAATTAAGGAAAATGCAGAACTTGTTCAGACTATATTCCATTTAAGCGGTTTTAAGTCTTCTATTGGATGGGGGTGTAAAGCTACTGGTACTTATATAGTATCTAAAATAACGAAGCCTGAAACTCGATGTGATATAATAAGTAAAAATATAGAGAAAACTTCGTCAACAAGGATTTTCTGTCCTACAGTATCTACAGGTGCTTTTATGGTGAGACATAAAGATATAATTTCTGTTACAGGAAACTCCTTTAATTACGATTTCGGCTATAGGAACTTTGCTCTAAGGAATGAGCTACAAGAAAATGAGGGCAAACTAATTTATGACTCATATCACAAACTTTATCCAGGTGTTAAGCAATCTTTTCATACATATGTTAAGAATTGTCTGCGTACATCTAGAGTTCTAACTAACCTTATGGGACGTAGAACAGTTTTTCTTGGGCCTATAACAGGCTCTAATGCAATTGAAACTTTCAAACAAGCATACTCTTGCATACCTCAGGGGACGGTTGGAGATATAATCAACGAGAGAGGTCTTTGTTATATCTATAATAATCAAGATCTTTTTGGGCCTATAGAGCTTCTCAGGCAAGTTCATGATGAGATAGGCTTTCAAATTCCTCTTAACATAGGCTGGAAAAAACATGCTGATATGTTACTCTTGATCAAAAAGAGTCTGGAGACTCCTCTAACAACACATAATGGTCGTACTTTTGTAATACCCGCAGATCTTGTAATAGGAAAGCATATGAATAAAGATGAGGGATATGAAGTAGATTCGACAAAAGATCTAGCGACAGAAATTCAGCAGGGTTGGGAGAAAATAAATGCCTAGTAAGAGACTCTGTACCAATTGGCTACAAAGCTATGTTCACTATTGTCATGACTCTGAGCCTCCTACAAAATTTCATGAGTGGATGGGAATATCTATATTATCATCGGCTCTCCAGAGGAAGTGCAGGCTGGATTGGGGATCTTTGACCTTTTATCCTAACTTCTATATCGTTCTCGTGGCACCTCCTGGGAAGGCTAGAAAGGGAACCGCTATGGCTTTTGCTCAGTCTTTTATAGGCAAGATGAACATACCTCTGATTAGTGATACTACATCTCTTCAGGCCCTCATCAGACGTATGAGTGAGAGCACTAACACAGAGGAGTCCGCAGAAGAAGGATATTTTGAAAGTCACTCATCTGTAACTGCTTTCTCACCTGAGCTTTCAGTCTTCTTAGGATTCTCTAACAAGGAACTCATATCTAATCTATGTAATTTCTATGATTGTTTAGATGTTTTTAGATATGAAACTATATCTCGAGATGTAGAAGAAGTCATAGGAGTCTTTCTAACCCTTGTAGGTGCAACAACTCCATCTCAAATTCGTGAGACTATGTCTGTTGAATCTATTGGTATGGGTCTGACAAGTAGAATTATATTTGTCTATGAAGAGAAGATAAAGAGAAGAATTGTTTGTCCATTCTTCACATTGTCAGAGGAAGGGAAGCAATTAGAAAAGGATCTTATAGCGGATCTTACTAGAATTAGATCTATCAGAGGTACTTTTAAAGTAACTAAAAAGTTTCTTGAATTCTGGTCTTCTTGGTATGGAGAATATCCTGAGGAAAGTGCTATAGATCCTATTCATTTTGGTAATTACTGGGAAAGACGTCCTGCTCATATATTTAAACTAAGTATGATAATGTCTGCTAGCGAATCTAATGATAGAAAAATATCAGAGAAACATTTGATAGCGGCCATAAAATTCCTAGAAGAAACAGAAATAAAAATGCCCCTAACATTTCAGATGGCTGGACAATCCAGTAATGCAGATAATCTTCAAAAGATTATGACATATATAGCAATTAATAAAGAAGTCTACATGGATGAGTTGATGAAAGAATTCTTAATGTATATGAGTGAATGGGAACTTGAAAATGCCCTCAAGGCCCTTAGAACTGCTAAATTCATTCATGCTCCAGGAACTAAAATGGGAAGGACTCTTATAATTTATCGTCCAAACTCCGTTCAAAATTTAAACATAGGAGGTGATTAAGATTCCGGGTCAGACAGAATTAAAACAGATAGCAGAAATCATGCATACTATTTTTTGTGGACAGGAACATGAACAAGATATGTTGAGATTAGAAGATGCATCTTTATGCACTTTCTATCTTGAGAACAATATAGATACAACATGGGAGATGGAAGCACATCAAGAGTGGTTAGCTCAGGCGCGATTTTTAGTACAGGTGTCTGAACCCTTAAGTGCTAAGGATATTTTACAAGATATGATTAAGGTGTATCATATAGCAGAGCATTTTAAAACTATTAACCCAAGACTTTTAGAATTTGTAAGAATTATAATTGCGTGAGGAGATAGCAAATGCAGATCAATTTACAGGCAGATGAGGCATCTATATGGATAATATGTTGGATATGTAGTATGATTATTGTGTGTTCTATTACTTTTCTGTATTACACTATAATAT